TAAAAGGTCTCAGCAAAGCCGAATGCGCTGGATTTGAGTTCGGCAACAGCCCTTGGCGTGACCTCGGTTCCCGGCGCCCGCAATTGCTGGTATCGACCATTCAACGCGAACAGGAAAAGCGCATGTTCGTCTACGAGTCTTTGCGTCAACTCTTCGTAGTCGTCCATCATGAGCCTCTACCGATCGTCTTGGAGAATGAAATAAATTTGCTCAGGTATCTCAGCGCCCGTTTGGAGATGGGCAAATCGAGTGGCTTGCCCTGTCTGTAAGCCTGTCGGGACTCACCCACCACATCGAGCGTGATGCCCTCCTGGCGTTTGATTTCGGCCGGATCGCCACCGAGAATCGCGTCCGCTTCAGCAAGCTGAGCTTTTGCCAGCGCCACACGCAAGCGAACCGACAAGTTCACATATTGAGTTGGCGTCAGAGCCGCCAGATCGCCCGCACCGTCGCTAACGCCATAGCCGATGTTGTTCTGCGCCAGACTGCCCGATAACGAAAAGCTCAACTGACAGATTCGAACCCGCGCATCAACCAGCGCCGCGATTCTTTCCCTGTCGCTTGCAGCATCCCACCCCGGCGTGTTGGGCACGTCCAGAGAAGTCAGCTCTGCTTGAGGCAGCGTTTGAAACGAATTGATACCGACGATCAGCGCCTCTGTTGGCTCCAGCGCATAACTCTTCGTCAGCATGACCGTATTGCCGCCGGCATTCAGGTATAGCTCTGCCGTTCTCACTTCTCGAACAGAGAATGTATCAATCTGATCAGAGTTGATAGATTCTGGAATTTCAGCAATTACATTCACCAGCGCCGGGATGACGACTGTGACTTCGACGTCGCCGTCCACAAAACCATCGACCGCAGCGAGAGCCACAACTTCGGTTCCGTCCTGCGAAATCACACGGTAGCTTACAGACGTGACGCTGATCGGATTACCGCTTCGATCCTCCAGCGGCACAACCAGCGTGACTTGAGTCCCGGCGAGGTAGATGTCCATTACGCCGCCGCTACAGTCAGAATCGAAGCGATCAAGCCGTTAATAGAGTTGCCTTTAATACCAAAGGCGTCAGCGATGGCGCGTAGCCCGGCGATACCCTCTTTGTCGGCAATGTCACCCAGCTCTTGTTCGGTGTATTTGACGCTGGGCGCGGAGATGACAGCGGGAGTTTCCCGTTCAACAACAACATCAACGCCAGCCGGCGTGTGCATGTTATCCAAATAGATCTGACCGACGTTTGCCGGCGAACCATCTTCCCACTCGCATTGCATTACTGCGGCCATTCGAGTCGCGTCCATCGGCAATACATCAGCCGTAGACAAGCCTTCCTCAAAGAAGGTCACGCCCATTTGCGCGGTGTAGTTTTCGAAGCCAGGTTGAGTCAAGCGTAATTTCATTTTCATTCCTCTAAATGCGAAAAAGGCGAGCCGTTTAAAGCTCGCCTTCTATTCTACGTCACCAGTGACTTACCCGGCAAGACTTAGATGTTGGTCACACCAGCCAGACGAGCGATGGAGCGGGTAGACTTCAGGGCCAGACCGGTGTACCACTTCAGACGGATGCGGGTAGCATCTTTGTTCTGAACGGTGCCGATGTTCTCAACCACGATACCGGCGTTGTCGCCGCCGTACAGACCATGCAAGCCGTCCATTTCGTTCATGCGCAGGGCATAAACGGAAGTGGTCAGACCGCCGGTTTGCGAGGTAACCAAACCGCCAACCATTGTCTCGGTGCCGGCCAGGAACTCATTCATGATGATTGGGATACCGTTGTGGGTCAGCATCGGGCGACCGAAGTTCTCCAACTGTTGCATCACGGCATCAGTACCGTAGGTGGCACGCAGGAGAGCGCGGAAAGCACGGATGGTGCCACGACGCATCACCAGCACGTCAGCGCCATTCGGCACGGCGTCACACAGTTCGTCCAGCATGGTCAGGGTCAGAGCGCCACCAGTACCAGCGGAAGCGGAAACGTATTGCGAACCACCAACGGTAGCAGCAAAGGCTTGCGCATCAACGGCCAACTTGGGCAGACCATCGAATTGCTTCGGGTTGGCTGTGGCATTGCCGGTAGCCAGAGTCTTGTGGAACTCGCGAGCAACAGCTTTGGCCTTCTTGGCAATCTGAATCGCCATCTGGTCGTTGGTGTCACCCATTGCGGATTGCAGGAACTTGTCCACGTCAACGTCGCCAGCCAGAATACGCAGCTTGGCAACAATCTCAGTGAAGGTCGCGGCAGATTCATTCACGCCGTCGTTCGGGTCAAGCCAGTCGGCAGAACCCATCGTGGTTTCGCGGTTGTAAACGTAAGCCTTACCATTCACGCCCATGAAAGGCAGAACGGAAAACAGGTCATCACGTTCGATGATTTCGTCAATCACGCCAGAAACAAGCTGATTTGCAGACAGCTTTTCGGCTTCGGTGCGGAGCAAAGGCATTTCGATTCCTCAGTATTTGGAGATAAGTAATTCGGCCTTAGTCACTTAAGTCACCGATGAATAACATCCTACCACACATAGGATGATAAATCAAGTCATCGGTGACTTATTTGTTAGCCGACTTTAATGCTGCCGATACCGGCCGCGATTTTGCTGATACCGTCAGTCGCTTGCGACTTTTGAGTGGGAGCGCCAGAAGTCTTGCGGCTATCGCTGGATGCGCCGGGTTTGATTTTCGACTTCAACAAGTGGTCTTTTTCCGGATCGGCTTCGATGATGTTTTTCATCGCAACTTCGAAGTCAACCGCGTTGCCGTACTGATCGACCAAAGCAGTCCTGGAGGCGGAACCGCGCGGCTTGTCGTAACCCACCACTTTGCCGTCGACCAAGTCGAAGTGATCGCCGTAAATCAGGCGGGCTTTCGAGGGGGTCAGCGTCAACTCCGAAGAGATGAATGCGGATTGACCGAACTTGGTGCCAATGGTCAACTCGTTGATCGAACCATTCGCCTGATTGACTTGGCCGGTCAGCGCATCGATTGTCTCTTTCAGGGTCTTGACTTCTTTGGTGTGTTCGTCGGCCATGCGCTGCTTCAGGCGATCGTAGTCACCCTTTGCCTCAAGCTGCTTTTCTTCGGCCGACTTTTGATCGGCAAGTACCTTCTTGATTGCTTCCGGGTCGATGCCGTCGAACTGCTTCAATTGAGCCTGAAGCTTGGTCAGCTCTTCGCTGGCCTTTTCAAGCTTCGACTTCTTGTCCATGACTTCCTTGAGAAGCTTCGCTTCTTCGTCAGTGGGCTTCTTGGTGCCAGCATCAGCAGCGGCCTTGTCGGCAGCAACCTTGTCGGCAGCAACCTTGGCAGCAGCAGCAGCAGCGGCGGCATCAACTCCACCACCATTCGCACCGTCACCAGCAGCGCCCGTACCATCGCCGGCGGCATCCATGTAACCGCCTCGCACCAACATCATTTTCAAGTATTTGTTCATATCGTTCCTTTTCGGTCTTTCTCTCGACCAACATTAAAAAGTCCGGCTATTCACTTAGCCGGGGGTTGTACTACTCAGTTTCTTTCGTGACCTGTCCCTGCTTTTTGTCCTTGACCGGCTTCTTGCCCTCGCCACCAGCCGGGGTCGGGGTATTGCCGTTCTTGACACTTTGACTGGAGCTTGGATCGCCGCCATTGACTTGCGCGAGCTGCGTTGCCATTTCGATCGGATCGACCGGCCAGTCTTTCAATTCAGATTCCATCTTTTTCCGAAGCTCTTTTGTCAGTTGCGGGAAAAGCTTATCCAGCATGGTCTTCATCTGCTCTTGACGAACGGTGTCGGGCGCATCAATCAGCATCAGGCGAGCGGCAATGTCGAACTCGTCGTAAAGGCCGCGTGTGTCAAAGTTGTCCGGGTACGAAATGAGTCTGTCGGTTTCGTGAGGCACTTCTCCATTCCAAAGCATGACCAGTCTCGACATCTTGTTTTCGATTGCTTCAAGACTGTCTGCCTTTGCGGCCAGCAAGGCATTCACACGCTCAAAGTCGTAAGCCTTTGCAACGCCGCTTGAGTTGTCGATGCCCACCGCGTTGTCCTGCTTGGTGCGCTCGCCGGCCAGACCGACGGTGTGGTAAATCTCGCCAATAATCTTGTTGATAGCGGTAATGATCAGTTCGGCTTGCTTTACGTCTGGCGACAAGTAGAACGGCACGCCGCCACCCTCGCCGTCGTAGAGAAACACACGCTTGGTGCCCATCTCGACCAGCTTGGTGTAGCTGTCTTCGCCAGGAATGACGTTCTGAGCCGGCATCGCAAGCTGAGAGAATGTTTGGTCCTGGATGATCGCGTCGAGGTTGGAGAGGTAGTTAGCGACCGCGCGGTCCAAATAAGCGATGTCATCAATCAGCGCTGACGCCGAATATTCTTCGTCGGTAATGATGTTGTCGGCAAGAATCACCGGGACTTCGCCCAACTTGTGTTCGCCTTCG